TAAAGGCATAAAATAAAATATCTGTCTTTGAAGAAATTTTAAATATAAACAAATTATTAGAAGTAGAAATCAAACTCCATATACTCTCCGAGTCGGACTGTATCGCCCTCCTCAATGCCCATGGCAGTGAGCTGGTCGATAATGCCGTTCTCCTTCAGGAAGCGCTGGAAGAAGGCGAAGCCCTTCTCGTCGTCAAGGTTCGTGTAGCCGAGCATTCTGTCAATTTTCTCACCCTCGACAACGAATACATGGTTGGTCTCCTTGTATACGTTGAGCGAAGCTTCCGTATCATACATCTCCTCAGGGAAGTACTCTCTCTCGAACACAACCGGCTCCTTGTCAAGGCTGTCAAGCATCTTCTTGACCTTGTATAAGAGCTCCTTGACACCCTTTCCGGTGACTGCCGATATAGGGTATACTTCTATGCCCTGAGGCTCGAATTCGTCCTTGAGACGCTGCACAGGATCCTCTGAGCCGTCACCTGTGTAGATTGCATCAATCTTGTTGGCTGCGATAATCTGTGGACGCGATAGAAGCTCAGGATTGTAGGCCTCAAGCTCTGCGTTGATTGTCTTGATGTCCTCAACAGGGTCACGTCCCTCAGTGCCTGCTGCGTCCACAATATGGATGATAACCTTGGTTCGCTCTATATGGCGGAGGAACTCATGTCCTAAGCCGATGCCCTCTGAGGCGCCCTCGATAAGTCCCGGAATATCCGCTATAACGAAGCCGTCCGTACCCTCAAGGTCAACAACACCAAGGTTAGGGTTCAGTGTTGTGAAATGATAGTTGGCAATCTTAGGCTTGGCGTTGGAAACGCGGGAGAGAAATGTCGATTTACCCACGTTAGGGAAGCCGACAAGTCCTACGTCGGCGATTACCTTGAGCTCAAGGCGCACCGTAAGCTCCTTCGCCTCCTGTCCCGGCTGTGCGTACTTAGGAACCTGCATGGTAGGTGTTGCGTACCACTTGTTGCCTCTGCCGCCTCTGCCGCCATTTAAGATGATCTCGCGGTCATTGCCGTTGCTCATGTCGGCTATTACCTTGCCTGACACGTCATCGTATATTACGGTGCCCTCAGGAACTTTTATTATAAGGTCAGCACCGTCCTTGCCGTGGCATAATGCCTTGCCGCCCTCGGCTCCGCTCTCAGCCACGTACTTTCTTATATGTCTAAACTCATTCAGAGTATTAAGTCCTCTGTCAACCTCGAATATTATATCGCCGCCTCTGCCGCCGTCTCCGCCGTCAGGACCGCCCGCCGCAACGAAAAGCTCACGTCTGAAGCTTACATGGCCATCGCCGCCCTTGCCTGATTTAATAAAAATTGTTGCTCTGTCTGCGAACATATATTACACCTCTTTCCTCTGGTATCTGTCTTGTATCGGAATATAACTGATATTAAAAATCTATTCCTTTTCAATTAATGCTAAGCTTGTCAAATATGAAGCCGGATATGAGATATCATGCTATTCCGTACAAAATAAAACATCTGTCTTTGAAGAAAAAAGGCTTCAAACCAAAATGATTTGAAGCCTAAAGTTACTAGTTGTTTGACTCAACCGGGTATACAGAAACCTGCTTTTTGTCTCTGCCCTTTCTCTCGAACTTAACAACGCCGTCAACAAGAGCGAATAATGTGTCATCACCGCCGATGCCTACGTTGTTGCCTGGATGAATCTTGGTACCACGCTGTCTGTAGAGAATGTTACCGGCTAAAACGAACTGTCCGTCAGCTCTCTTAGCACCTAATCTCTTAGACTCGGAATCTCTTCCGTTCTTTGTAGAACCAACACCCTTTTTATGAGCGAAAAACTGAAGGTTCATTCTTAACATGCTTACACCTCCTCGAATGTAATGGATATATACTTCTTATTCTCATTTCTTATGTTGGTTATGCCTAACACGAAGGAATTCAGCAGAAGCTGTGACTCCCTGCCGTAGCCCGGCTCCAACGAAAATGTAATCACGGCATTCTTCTCATCCTGCGTCCCCGAGAAATCATCCTCGGTGAGCTGCTCAATGGAATTGATGGTGTTAAACACCAGTGCCGAAATTGCTGCACAGACAATATCTCTTCCTGCCCTTGCAAAGCCCGCATGGTCCTCGCATCGAAAGCCTGTGATATCGCCCGTCTTATTCTTATAGACTGTTATCTTAGTCATCGGATATTCCTAATTAAGCGTTGATCTTCTCAATCTTAACCTTAGTGAATAACTGTCTGTGACCGTTCTTCTTATGGTATCCGGTCTTTCTCTTGTACTTGTAAACGATAACCTTTCTGTCCTTGCCCTCAGCAACAACGCTTGCTGTAACTGTAGCTCCGGCAACTGTTGGATTACCAACCTTAACATCAGCATCATTTACTAAGAGTACCTGGTCAAATGTAACTGTCTCGCCAACTGCGTTGCCGAGCTTCTCAACCTTGATTACATCGCCCTCAGATACCTTGTACTGCTTTCCACCTGTTGCAATAATTGCGTACATTAGTGTTCCTCCTATATCATTACTCGCCAGTTGTGGTGTGTCCTTCCGGACAAGCTTATAACCTCACTGTGCGGCACACTTGATTATGATAATATTTTACCTGCGTTTTGTCAATACTTATTTTGAAGTTTTTTACAGTTTATATTTTGTCAATAGTTTTGCGACAAGTTTTTTATTCTTTTCTATGCCAATTTCTGTAACTCTTCATCAAACAATTCTGCGGATGTTTTAAAATCAAATATTCCCCTTGGGTAATTGTTAATCCATGTTTCTATATATTTTATTTCTTCATCTGTTGTATCCTCAAAATCTACCCCCTTTGGTATATGCCTGCGTATAAGCCTATTATTATTTTCATTCGTGCCACGCTCCCAACTGCTATACGGGTGGCAGTAAAATACAAAAGTCCTCTTTTCTTCTTTCAATGCAGAACGCTCCATTCCCTCATAATCTGAAAACTCTACACCATTATCAACCGTTATGCTTCTGAATACCTTATAAAACATATCCCCCCATTTTCTCTCTAACCTGTCTAACGCATCTACTACCGAAGCTGCCCCTTGGTCTTTCAGCTTAATAACGATTTCATCACGGGTTTTTCTTTCCGTTAATACAAGCATACACGATTTTGTGACCCCTCTCTTTCCTTTTACCGTATCCATTTCCCAATGTCCGAATATCTCTCGTTTTTCTATTTCCTTTGGTCTGTTTTCTATTCTTTCTCCTGCGGTGGCTCTTTTCTGTACCTGTACTTTCTTATTATGCTTTTTCTTTTTACTTTTAATAGGTAAATCCTTGTTTGTAAGTTTCAAAAAAATTCCATTATCAATATATCTATAAAGTGTTCTAACACTTATTGTTGTCTTAAATTCAATCCCCGAACGTGCAACCTCTGCTAATGCTGCTTCCGGGCTAAATCTATTATCTACAATTTTGTTTTCTATATATTCCGCTAATTTTCTATCATTTCCTATTTTTAGGCTTCTGCCTTTTCCCTCTTGGGCGTAATCGTGTGCTTTTTGTCCTAAATCACTGCTATAACGCTCTTCCTCTGTATAGTCAGAGTTTCGGTGCATATACTTACCTTTGTCATATTCTCTATATATTGTGCTTCTGTGAAAATGTAATTGTTCTGCTACTGCTGCCTTTGACAACCCGGCGTTTAAAAGTGCTTCCATTTTGATACGGTCACTTTTACTCATTTGTTTAAATTTCTTCATATCGCACCTCCTACGCCAAAAGGGCAGCAGTTATTGCCTGCTGCCCTCGGTCTTTTATTCCGAATCGGTTACTTTTTCAATATCTCCGTTGTCTGTGTATACAATGTAATCTACTAAATGTGTTCCGCCAAACATTGCTTTGGCATCATGTTCCTCGCCTTTGGTATATTCATACACTGATACATATAACAAGCCGGATACAACACTTATACTCGTGCTTGTTTTTGTGGTTAAGTTTTCAACCGCCAAAATAGTTTTATCAGAATCAAAGTAGTTTTTATAACACGATAACGCATAATCTTCAACATTAAAGTTGTTTTCTGCTATTACAATACATTTCCAATTACCTGTAACATCATTCCTTACAGTATCGTACTTTGTTGAATATATCGTAGTAATATCCTTATCGCTTATACCTACAATATTATCCCCTGTTCTGTGTTCCACTATTTCCGTTGGTTCTTCCGTAATTGCTTCCGTTGTTTCTTTCTGCTCTGTTGTTTCCTCCTGTTTCTCGGATTCCGGCACTTCTGTTTTTTCTAATTCAGCAGTACCCCCCCCCCGAACATCTGTTTGATTTTCGGTTGTGGTGTTTTCTGTTTGCCTGTTATTGCTTGCAATTATCCCGTGACCTATCCAAAAGACCACAATTACAGCAATGATTATAATGTGTTGTTTTTTCATGTTGAACCTCCTTTGTGTCCGATTCGGTCTATTCGACCTTGATTTTTTTGTTTTTTCCTGCTAATATATTTTAAAGCACTCGGGGCGATTAGCAGGAATGTTATGAAGTTCGCCCCTTGTGTTGACCCTTATTAAGTTTTTTATTCCTTAATCAATTCTGTGAGATATTCGATTAACTCTTCTTTCGGTGTATCATTTCTTATCAGTGCTATTATCATTTTTATTATCCCTTTGAACTGGTTGTTTGTCATTTTGTTATCCTCCATTGTTTAACTCCTTTCCTGCTATCTCCTTGCTACAATTACATTATATACTTATATAAGTATATTGTCAACAGTTTTTTATACTTATATAAGTATTTTTTTGTAGTAATACTTATCTTCTTTCTGATATATCCTTATCTCTTCATCTTTCCCCCGATAGTCTAATTCCGCATCTGTCACAAAATCGCAATTAGTGCATGAAATATATCCGCACTCCATAGGCCCGCAATCTTCTTTTCTTATTCTTTTTTTAGATAATTTCCCACTTCTTGTTATTTTGTAAACGTCTGAATACTGCATTAAATTGCTAAACTCTAATGTGCTTCCACACTTAGGGCAGCAATTCAACAATTCATCCATTTTATCCCCTCGCTTTCTTCTCTTCGATTGCTGCAACTATAAATTCGTTACGGCTCTTATATCCCTGTTTCTTCGCTTCTTTGTCAATCTCTGCTTTCTGTCCTGTCGGGACTGTTACAAGAAATTGGTCGTAAGCCTTTGCATTGTATTTATTTTTTGCCTTTGTCGCAGGCGTTCCGCCTGTCTTTTCCTCCGCCAACTGCTGCACCTCCTTTGCTCGTTGGTTTTTCTTTATCATATCACATTCATTATACTTATACAAGTATATAAAATGCACAAATAACTTTATATACTTATATAAGTATTTTGGTAATTATTCCGGGTTGCGTATATACTTATATAAGTATATAATAGCATCATAAGGAACAGGGAATAAGACAGACCCACAAAGTTATACACAGTATCCACATTTTAGGAGGTATTCACTATGGAAAGAACACTAGAAACAATCACTATCAACAACGCTTTAGAGGTTGTCAGACTTAAAGGCGAACTTAAATTTAAACATCCGCTTGGTTATACTCGTCCAAGCGGTTACTGTTTCAAGCACCCGGTTAAAGGCTTCTTTGCTTTTAAGGGTGATACAGAGCCGTATATGCCTTGTGGTGGCAAAAAGGCTTTACTTTCTATCATCCGTTCCGGCGGTTTTTTTAATTTTGATAATGTGGTTTGGCTTCAACCACTCAACTAAATACTTATCCGGGGTTGCGGTACTGCTGCCCCAGTACTATAGAGGTGGATATTATGGATTTTGGAAAATATGAAAAATATATGAATGACCGTAAGGCGGTAACGGTTGAAAATAACCGCCGAATAGAAAAGAAATTCGCCGAATGCGAAAAGTGGGTTGCTGATAATCTCATAAATTGCGGTTGTGTCTTTACAAACCACTCTGAATTATTGCAGAAACAAAGTTTTATGATATGGATTGATAACGGCATTAGCATTTCTCATAAAATATATAAACTTTCTGAATGTGGTATTACCCCTCTTGTACTGCTGCCTTATCCTGTCAGAATATAAAAATAACCCCCAAGGCTTCATCAAGCCAAGGGGGCATTTTGTTTACTGCATATTCTGTTATTTTGTATTTTCTACAAGTGTTACCACTGCCGGGGTTGTCTGCTGTTTGTTTTCAATGTAGGTTGTAAGGTTCTCGTTAGCTTCCCATTTCTTTTTTGCTTCCGCTAATACAGATTCCGCAATCTGTACCAACTGCTTTTCTGTAAACAGGATTCTAACCACGCTCGGCAGATATGCGTACATTTTCGCAACCACTTCCGACAGCTTAATAATCCCTGTGCCGGCCCCACACTCTCCCTCTGCATCTGTGACAAACTTAATTGCAATCTGCTTTAAGATTTTGGTCTGTCCTGTCTTGATTAAATAAATAATCAAGGCTACAACCATAGCAATAAGCAATACAGAATCCCAATTAACAAGTAACCATTTTAAAATCTGCATAGTATTTTCCTCCGTTTTGTGACCGAATCGGTCTATTTTACATCTGCTGCATTAACCCAACCGTACACGCCTTTACCGTCCTGTGAAATGCAATGATAAGGGTGTGTGCCTTTGGTATTTACTGCCGTTACCTTACAGGTGCTTGTAACATTCTTCTGTACGCTCGCATATTCCGCCGTAGAGGACTTGTAAACCCCTCCGCCTGTGAATGTTACTATATCGCCTTTTGAAACGCTTGCGGGGTCGCTGTGTGCCTTAGAGGATAACTCCTTGATAGATTCCGCATTGACCCAACCGTACACGCCTTTACCGTCTTGTGAAATGCAATGATATTTATGTGTGCCTTTCTCATTTACTGCCGTTACCTTACAGGTGCTTACCACATCCTTTTCCTTGGCTGCATATTCTGCCGTAGAAGAGATATAGACCCCTCCGCCTGTGAATGTCACTATATCGCCTTTTGAAACTCCTGTAGGCGTTTCCTGTGGCTTCTGCGGTGTGTTCTGCTTCTCTTCTGTCTTGGTGTGTGATACGTCCGTTAAGTTGCTTCCCTTTATCGCTTCGTATACTTTGCTTCTACGGCTTTCATATTGCCCCATTGTGGCATCTTTTAAGGCGTAGGCGTGTATTTCTTCAAGTCCTACCTTTTCCGCCCCTCCTGTGGCTTCTGCTGCCGTCTTGGCAATGCGTGAACTTGCACCGCTACCGCCTTGGTTCTCTAAGTCCGCAAAATAGGCAAGTGCTTTTAAGGATACTAAACCGATTTTTACGCCGTTCTTTACATATCCTGTAATATCTGCATCCGCTAAATCGTCCTGTACTTCCTTTCCGTCCTTGGTTGTGAGCAACTTAGATATTGCATTGGCTTCCTCTTCGGTTGCTTCTCTCTCCTGTCTGTTCCACGCATCCGCACTACTTCCGGCAATCTCTGTATACAGGGCATCCCCTAATATCTCTTTTGCCTGTTCCTGGTCCTTTTCAACAATGGACTTTAAGAGGGGCAACGCTCTACCCCAATATGCGTTCCATTGGCACTTACCTATGCTCATTCCGTGGTTGTTGTCGTTTCTGTTTACGCTTCCGTAATTACCCTCCTGTGAGTAGATAATACCGCTTGCGACCTTAACAATCTTTTTTACCTGTGCTGCTGTTACTGCCATAGTGTACCTCCTACGCTCTCTGTGTATATCCAAGGCTTATATACCCTGCACCGCTCTTTAATTTGCCCCAAGTGGTGTTACCGTTCTTTTCCTCTCCAACGATTGTATATACTTCGCCCTGTTTTACCTGTGTTGTTACCGGGTAATTTGTTCCGGGACCTTTTCGGACATTCAGAACGGCGGTATTGATTTTTACCCTGTAGCTTGTATCCTGTGGAGTATTTGCGGTCATTCCCGCTATTCGCTCCGTATATCCAAGGCTTATGTAGCCTGCACCGCTCTTTAATTTGCCCCAAGTGGTATCACCGTTTCTTACTTCGCCTACGATTGTGTATACTTCTCCCTGTTTTACCTGTGTGGCTACTCCGTAATCCGTTCCGGGGCCAACACGCACATTTAATACATCTGCCGTAATCTTTACTCTGTAGCTTGCCACATTATCCGTTGTCGGCTGTGCGGTATGCTGTCCTCCTGCGGATTCCGAACCCCCTAAGATGCCCTTAACCTTGTTTTTGAACTCCTGCCATTCTGTAGGGTTACTTACCATTTGAGCTGGGCAATTCTTTCCTGTTACGTCATAATGGCGTAATACATAGGAATCAACGCCACTTGCACCAATTCCAAGCATTTTACAAAGAAATGCACAAAGGTATGCAGCATTTTCTTTTGTCCTGTCTGAAATTCTGTAGTTTCCGGCAGTACAACACATTTCAATGCCTATGCTGTTTGCATTTCTGCAAGAGCCGTGTTTATAGGACTTCGCCCCACAATGCCAAGCGGTATCCCTCAACTCTACGCTTTGGTAAATTTCCGCATCATCTACAAAAAAATGAGCGGAAGCATTACGCCCCGCACCGCTGAAATAATTTGCATTTGCCTTTGCCGTATCTTTTGAATTGCCTGTATAGTGCATTACCACATAAGATACGCTTCGGCTTGTGTTGTTGTTCAGATTGTCGTTGTTACATTTGATACTTGAATTTATCCCGATACCGTTAATTGTATCGCCGATAAATCCGGCTGTTATTGTTTTTCCCATAACGCCGTACCTCCTTAAATATTGATGTTGTTTAAATCAACAGAAATATCCTTAGTTTCCTCCGGGTATCCCTTTTTGATTTTGATAATGTTTTCTGCCTTGGCTTTCCAACAATACAAGGCAATTACTGTAGTTGTCGGGGTTGCTATGTATGTGGCAAGCACCCCGAATTGTGAGTAGTCGATAAGTGTTACTTTGATGCCGATATACAGGCCCACAAAGTAAGTAAAAAGGACTGCGACCAATACAAGTTTTGTAAAGTTCGGCTTCGGAAGTTTCTTTTTGCTTCCGTCCTGTAGCTTTCTGCATAACTTGTCTTTGTTCGCAATCCTAAAAAGCAAATAAAAAACAAAGAATCCTATAGCAATGCCAAGGATTCCGCAAATAAGATATTTCATATTCTGTTTTTCCTCCTATGTTTCCTGTCCGTGTGCCTTTTGATTGATATGTTTTTCAATCTTTCCTATGGCTTCTGTGACCGGTCCGTTACACCCCTGTTCTTTAAGTCCTTTCAGACACGCCAATACCGCATAAGTGAGTAAACACAATTCATCTTCCATTGCTTTTATGTCCTCTTTCTCCTGCTTCTTTAAGTCCTCAATATCGGCTGTCTGTTTCTGTTGTGCTTGAAACCATTTGATAATCTTGTATACAACCGCACCAATGGCAGTTAATGCCCCTAATACGCTTGCAATAGTTATAATTGCTGCTGAATCAATATACATTGTGTGTAATTTCCTTTCCTTGCAGTTTGCAATATGGTGTAGCAAATCCGCAAAAATAACTTTCGGTATAGTTCGGGCAGTTATCGCATTTTCCTGTGCATCTGCTTACCTCTTCTTTCTTTTCCACCATACCGTTTTCCTTAAACAGGGTGTTAAGGCTTTGCCTAAGTCCGTAACTGTCAAAATGTGACAGGATACCACGGTATGAAGCTACCGAACGGTCCAACCTGTCTTTTCTTTCTTCTCCTGCCTTTACCTTTGCAATCTGATTTTTAAGATTACGTTTGATTTTTACCGCCGTTTGCTTCTTTAATCTGCGGTGCGTAGACCATATTCTAAAGCCTACAAAATCAACTCCCATGCTGCACGGTCTGATAGCTGTTTTATTGTTCAAATCTAACCTTAATTCGTCCGATAAGAACGCTCTTAACAACTCCTTGACCTCTGCCAAATACTTTTTGTCGTGGTGGAGTATGATAATATCATCCATATATCGGATGTAGTAATGCAATCCCAACTCATGCTTTGCGTATTGGTCTACCTCATTAAGGTAAATGTTTGCAAACATCTGTGAGGTAAGGTTGCCTATCGGCATCCCTTTATTGCCTAGCCTGTCCGATACCTCCACTTCGTCCGGCTCTTTCCCGGGCGGTAATCCAAAATTCATAGATTCGCAATTTATAATCTTTTCCAACAGGTTGAGCAATCGTTGGTCTTTAATCCTGCGTGCTAAAATCTTTAATAAAATATCGTGGTCTACCCTGTAGAAATATTTTGATATATCCATTTTCAGATAGTAGTACCGTTCCGGCTTTCTTTCTGTCTGCCTTAACCAATACTGCAACCTGTCGGCTGCCTTATGTGTTCCTTTACCCTTGCGACAGGCATAGGAATCAAAAATAAAAGTCTTTTCGTACAATGGAAATAACTGCCTGTAAATCGCCCATTGTACTATCCTGTCCTTAAATGGTAAGGACATAATAAGTCGTTTCTTTGGTTCATAAACATAAAAGGTGTGATACTTCCCTACCTCGTATGTTTCATAAATCAAGTGATTCTGAATATTTATTAACTGCTCTTCATAGTTGCGGTTGAAAATCAATACATCATCCCTGTATCTTTTCCCCTTTCTCGCTTCCTCCCAAGCCTTATGTAAATTTTCAAAATCATAAATCTTTTCGTATATGTTCTTTATGCTTTTCATTGCATACCTCTTGTAAATTTGTGCCGTACAAACCTAATCAGTTTTTAACCCTTTCAGACGTGACAAATGTATATATTTTCGGCTATTGCTTACTAACTGTCTTTACGGCAATTCAATCTTTTTCCTGTAAACAGGAACGGAAAATAACCCCTTTAACCCTGTTTGTGCTGTCCTTACAGTCGTAACCGCAAGGCTTCTTGACATAGGGGCAGAGCGGAGCGGAAGCCAATGTTGTCGTTCGAGTTGGAACGAGGGTTATTCAAGTTGAGAGCGGACGGACCCGAATTGGAAGTATTGTTGAACGCCGACCCACGGATAGGCAACCACCGTAACTTTGTGATTATTTCCCTATGTATTTTTATTTCTGCTTTTCCCTGCCGTTGACCCATTCCGTATAACCGCCTATCATTCGACCGATTTCGTCTACCTTTCGCATCCACACTTCCCAAGTATGAAAATCTAAACAAGGCTTTTGGTTCGGGTATAGGTTCGGGTCTTTTGCAAGTCTTAGCAGATTTCTTAATACATCAACTTCAATATCCAAATCCTGCAATGTGGTTTTCTTGTGGTACTTCTTTTCAAGTCGCACCGCCATTTCCAACATTGTATACATTGTCTTTCTTATATCGCCTGCAAGTACATACCTTTCCGCTTTCGGAAAGTCCTTTAATTGAGGGTTGCCGTACAATATCATTTCATAAATCTTTTCCTTAATATGAAAAATATCGTTTCCGTTATGCTTCTTTTCTTCCTGTTGTATCTCTTCCACTTTTGCAACCGCCTAACTGTAATGTATTTGCTATAAAGGGCGTGCTATCGCACGCCCTATCAGTTTTTCAGTATTCTTCTACTGGCTCGGATTTATAGTCCGGAAGCTGCAAATGCGTCAGAATACTCCGGAGAAAATGGCGGTCCTCGGCAAGTTGAAAATTGCCCGTTATGTCGCCATGACGGTCCTGTTGGCCGTCATCCTTTTCACCGGAGTATGGCAGGAGACCTCCGCCGCAAAAGCGATCCAGGTGCTGACAAACGGTGAAGCCGCTGCCTATGCTGCAGAATACGAAGAACGTCTTCTTCTCCTGAATGACCCGGAGATTACGGATGTGGTGCTGACCCCCTTTACCCATCAGCCTGCGATGATCTACACCGGCGATCTTCCAGGAGACCCCGAGGATCCCACCAGTAAAAAGACCGCACAATACTTTGGAAAAAATTCCATATACGTAGATTACAGCAATTAATTATAGTGACCAGCTGATGAGCACACCACCATCGAATAAAAGGCGATCAACAACCCACGGCGCATTACAAAAAGGACGCTTCCGGTTTTTCCGGAAACGTCCTTTTGTTATCTTTTACTATTCTTATTGTCCTTCGTACTTCTCACTCTGCATACGGATCAGTTCTGCATCGTCGAAGTAATTGATACGCATAGCGCTCTTTACCTCAGACAGGGTCTGTGCTGCCACTTCACGGGCCTCGTCACTGCCCTTCTTCAGGATCTCATATACTGCGGGAATATCCTTCTCCAGTTCTTTTCTACGGTTACGGATGGGCTCCAAGGTCTCCTGCATTACGTTGTTCAGGAACTTCTTCACCTTCACGTCACCCAGACCGCCTCTGGTATAATGCGCCTTTAACTCGTCCAGATTTGCGTAATCCGGCAGGTATCTCTCGAAGTGCTCCGGCTTGCAGAAAGCATCCAGGTAAGTGAATACCGTGTTGCCCTCCAGATGTCCGGGATCGCTGACCAACAGATGCTCGGGATCGGTGTACATGCTCATGATCTTGGTGCGTACATCGTCTGCGCTGTCTGCCAGATAGATGCAGTTGCCAAGGGATTTACTCATTTTCGCCTTGCCATCGATGCCAGGCAGTCGCTGACATGCCTCATTTTCAGGCAGCAGTGCCTTGGGCTCTACCAGTACCGGTGCATATACGGTGTTGAATTTGTGTACGATCTCTCTGGTCTGTTCGATCATGGGCAGCTGGTCACCACCTACGGGAACGGTGGTTGCCTTGAAAGCGGTAATATCGGAAGCCTGGCTGATGGGATAGGTAAAAAATCCCACAGGGATGCTGGCTTCGAAGTTACGCATCTGGATCTCACTCTTTACGGTCGGGTTTCTCTGTAATCTGGCTACGGTTACCAAATCCATGTAATAGAAGGTCAGCTCGCACAGTTCGGAGATCTGAGACTGAATGAAGATCGTTGCCTTGCTGGGATCCAGTCCGCAGGACATGTAGTCCAGCGCCACTTCAATAATATTCTGACGCACCTTCTCGGGATTCTCGATATTATCCGTCAGCGCCTGTGCGTCTGCGATCATGATAAAAGTCTTCTTATATTCGCCGGAATTTTGCAGCTCTACACGTCTTCTCAGGGAGCCTGCATAATGTCCCACATGTAATCTTCCGGTGGGTCTGTCACCTGTCAAAATAATCTTGTCCATTTCGTCCTCTCAATCCGCCGTCTACGCGGCCATACATCATTGCTTTCTTAATTATATCATTTTTTTGAATATTAGCAAGAAAGCATCTTATCCCATTCTTTTTTTGATAAATCAGAATCTGCAAACATAAGATTTAATATCCCAACTCTAATATCGTCAAAAACAGAATATGGTGCATCATTAAACAAACTTTTTTCTATCTTCTGCATTTCCAATAATATTTCCTCTTGTCGTTTACTTCCTAATTTCTCCCAAACACTAGGCTTTAAATACCAGTTATCTATTCCATATATCATTGTTGCTTCAATAAAGTTTAAAACAGCTAATGGATTATCTAACTTAAGGTCAATCTCTTCTTTAAGTTCTTTAGGTATAACTTTATCAAACCCCAAAGTAATAAGTGTATTATTTGCAAAAGGAATTACATCTACTGAACAGATATAATTCTCTCTTTGAAAAACAATTTCTGTACAACCACAAATACACACTGGGATTTTAATGTCTATCAAGACACTTGAAAAATCTACGTCTGTTTTCCTCCCTTCTATTTCATTCCACAATTTTTCCTTAAAATATTCAAGTTGACTATAAAATAATAATTGTCTTTCCTTAAAATCTTCTATAT